AGCCTCGCGGTAGGCAATGGCGTCGGAGACGGTCTCCGCGCCCATGCAGCTGGCATAGGCGAAGCCGCGCAGCTTCTGGGCGATGCTGATCAGCTCGGTGGTGACCGGCAGGGTGTCCAGACCCGGCACGCCCAGGATGCGCGGACGCACGCCCAGCTGCGATTCAGCCGCCAGCAGCGCCTTGAGGCCGGTGTACTCGCCGGTGGGCGTCACGCCGCCGATGATCTTGACGGCCTGGTCGGCGGCCTTGGCTTCGTCGTCGGCGCCTTCGCCGTCCGCCACGCGCACCACCACGGTGACCGGGCTGGCGTTGTCGGCGATGGCATCCAGGCTGCGGGCCAGGGTGCCCATCTCGCCGGCCGAGCCGGACGCGCGCAGCACGTCGGTGAGCAGCACGGGCTTGTTGAGGGGGAAAACGGTTTCGTCGGCGTCGGAGCCGGTGCAAATCATGCCGACAGTGGCGGTGGAGACGGTGCGGATCGGGCGCGAGCCCTCGTTGATTTCGAGGACCCGGACGCCGTGATGGTGATCGGTCATTGGGCAAACCTGCGCAGGAGTGGGTAGTCCTGCGCAGGGTGACGCGCGCGCGTGGCGGGAGCGACTGGCGGGGGTTGTAGCGGGGGTGGTTACAACTCGGGCAGCGGATAGCGGGCCTTGATCGCCTCGACCGCCGCCATCCAGGCGGTGTAGTCGGGTTCGGTGCCGCTCACCAGGCGTCATAGTCGGCCTCGTTGCGGAGGGGGTCGGACTCGGCGGCGTAGGCGGCGCGGCGCAGGTCCTGGATCTGCCCAAGCGTCGGCGGTACGGGATCAGGCTCGATGTAAGGTTCGATATCGCCGAACTCCCCAGCCAGGATGCGTGCATGGAGGTCGCGTCCATGCGCCTCGGGATCATCTGGCGAGGTAGTGAATGGAATCCAGCCATATGCCGGGTCGTAAACTTCGCAATCAAAAGTTCCATGACTGTTGAATCGTGGAGACCGTACTTCCATCAGGCAATCCTCAAGTACAGGGTGGCATCAAATTCCAGTCCATAACCCATCGCCCGCCAAGTGCCGGGCAACGGGGTGTTGGACCCCGATTCCGAGGTGCTTGAGTACTGCAAGACCGACCCCGCCACAGTCGCTCCCGGTGCGGTCGTCCCCGCGGTCCGTATGGCGAAGGCATACGTTCCCACCCCGCCTATCCCCGCCGCTGCCATAGCGGCCAGCACCGAGGCGGCAGTCGCATCCGCGCTGATGCTGACATTCGACCCAGCGTTTACTGGTACCCCGTTGATAATGATGCTGGAGGCCAATGCTGCCGCTTTGGCGGCCGTTTCGGTTTTGCCCAGTTTTCCGGCCAGGGCATTGGTCATGGTGGTCGCGAAGTTGGGATCGTTGCCCAGGGCGGCCGCTAGTTCGTTGAGGGTATCGAGTGCCGCAGGCGAGGAACCGACCAGGGCGGCAATGGCCGCGCGCACAAATGCCGTGGTGGCGATCTGTGCACTGTTCGTTCCGGCCGGTGCAGTTGGCGCAGTCGGCGTGCCGGTAAATGCCGGTGAGGCCAACGGCGCGTAAATCTCGGCAAGCTGGCGGGCGCACTTGATCTCTTCCCATGTCGACCAGGTGTTCTGGTAACGGCTACGAAACCAGAATCCATCGACCGTTGCCCGGTAGGGGAACGCCACCTGCAGCACCGAGGTTGTCCCATCGCTTGCTGTGCGGAGGTGCTGGTGGAGATACCAGAAGAACTCACCGGCCTTTGGACTGTTCTTTGCGGTGACGCCACCATACAGATTCGGCAGTCGGCCGCTGTAGGGGTATTGCGTCGGCAGGTTGTTGAAGTCCACCTCGTTGACGGGGCCGGTCATCTGGCCAAACCCGAGGTCGCCCATGCGCACTGCCCGGCCCACCGTCCGGTCTGTCACCGACGTCGTGGCATCCAGTAACGCAGCGCTGCGCAGTTCCAGCTTTGCGCGTGCCTTCGCCGGGGTGTCAGCCGCGATCAGCTCGCGGGCGAAGGTCGGGAATGCCGTCATTCCGAACTCGTCCGGCCCGGTCGAGTAGATCAACTGATTCGCAGCCATCACCTGCTGGGCCAAGGTAGTCAGCCGGGCATTGAGGGGCTGACGTTCGCTGTCTCGCCTGTCGACATACTCCCGCGTCGCCAGCACGATCGACGGGTCGATCTTCAGCTGCACATTCGCCGTGTTCCCGAACACCACGTGCATGCGGATGGTCTGGGTCCGACCACTGCCCTGGTTGAGCTGCGGCTTGTAGCTGGCGCCGGTGCAGCGACGGCGATCAGGTCGCCATCGGCATCGCGCAGCGCGGTCTCCCGAATCCAGAACCCACCGATGTTGGGCGGCAGCACCAGTTCTGCGATCAGCACGCCGGGATCGTCCGGCGACGGGTAAAGGGCATTCAGCGGCGCGTCGTGCACCACACGGATCAGCGCGGTCTGGTCGGGGCGTGGCACCGGGTCGGGCGCTGAGTCGGCTCCCCACCGCCATCACCCAGCTGCATGCGGGTGATTTTCCAGGGAATCTGCAGTGCGTTGGCGTTGGTCTGCTTGGCGACCCCCACGTTGGTGAGGAACCCGCCGAACTGGGAGTTCGCGTTAGCCATTGAGGTACACGTCCAGGATGTCGTTGGTGTGGTCGGTCACCGCGTGGTAGGCGGTGACATGAATGTCGAGATCGGCGGATTGCAGGGGAGAATGTCCAGCACGTCACCGTCGGTGAGCGCGCAGCCGTAGAAGGCCGGCACGCGGGTGTCGAGGGCGATGTCCAGGCGGGTGATGTGGCGGCTGGCCGGCTTGGCGTCTTCGATGAACAGCACCAGGCGTCGTACAGCTCCTCGCTGATGCCGTTCCCCAGCGTGCCGATCTCCAGTTCGAAGGTGCCGCGTGGGCCGGGCGGATCGGTCTGCCACCACTCGACGATGCGGATCAGGTAGCCGAGCGGTTCCACCACGCGGCGCAGGGCGCCGATGGTGCCCTTGTGGCGGTGGATGTACGGGCTGGCCTTGATGACCTCCCGCTTGGTGCGTTCCGGCCAGGCGTCATCCCAGCGATCCACCGAACGCTCCCAAGCCAGGTACGGCAGCAGCGGCTCCGGACAGCGGTCCGGGTCGTGCAGGTCGCGGACCGGGATCGGTACCCGCTCGATCTGTGCCAGGCCCTGGGCTGCGCGGTGCTCCAGTGGCGTGGCGTTGGGTGGCAGCAGGTCGGCGGTCATGTCCGCACCTCGATGCTGTACCCCGTGCAATAGGCGGCCTGGGCATAGGTGGGCGCTATGTCGGCCCAGTCCACCAGTTCCACCCAGCTCACGCCCTCGACGTGCAGGGCGGCCTTGAGCAGCGAATCGGATACGCGCGCGCCGATACGCCTACGTGGGTTGATGACGGCCGCCAACCTGGCCTCAGCCGCGGCGCGAGCGGCAACGGCTTCGGGGCCAGCAGTGTTCATGTGCAGCACGGCGGTGATGCTGTACGGCAGCACCTCCACGCCTTGCACCGTCAGGCGGTCGCCCACCGGCCGGCGGTCCTCGTCGGACAGGTAGTCCGCCACGACGGCCAGCAGCTCGGCATCGGTGCCGCCATCACCCAGGGCGGACTGCACTGTCAACACCACCTCGGCGCCGGCCGGGCTGTGGACGCTGGCATCGGCGACCCGGCCGGAGGCGCTGCGGGCGTGGAAGATGTAGGCGTTGCGTGCACCGGCGGAGCTCAGGCCCTCCCAGGCCATCTGGGCGCGCTCACGCAGCTGTCGTCATCCTCCATCACGCCGGGCTGTTGGCGGTGGCCGGGGTGATGACCAGGCGCTCTACCTCTACGCGAGCGGCGGCGTGCTCCAGATCCTCGCCCTCTGCGAATGCCAACATCGTGGCCAGGGCGGCTTCGTTGACCCGTTTGCGCAGCAGCAGCTCGCGGTAGGCGTTCTCCTGGAGCAGCTTGTTCAGCGGCTCGGATTCCAGCTCCAGTTTCGCGGCGATGTCCGCCTGCTCGGCGGCGGGCCAGAGCGAAACCATGTAGGCCTTGCGCTCGGCGAGGATCTGTTCGTAATCCAGCGCCTCCACCACCTGGGGCGGCGGCAAGCGGGACAGGTCGATGGGCGTGTAGGTGCTGCTGCTCATGCCATCGCCCCCATCTGCAGCGGCACCCGCAGGTTCAGCCGCTCGTTTGTGTCGACGCGCTGGCCGTCCAGGTCGAGTAAGGCCTGGCCGGGGCGCTCGCCCAGGCTTAGCGCCACGGCGCTCAGGCTGATGCGCGGCTCCCAGCGCATCAGGGCCATGACGATGGCGGCATAGGCCTGCAGCGTGGTCTGACCGTTGAGGGGCCAGTCGATGAGATCGGGCAGCAGGCTGCCGTAGTCGCGGCGCATGATGCGGGTGTTCAGCGGAGTGGTGAGGATGTCCGCGATGGACTGGGCCAGGTGCTCGCGCTCGGTCAGGGCGCGGCCGGTGGTTGCGCTCATGCCGGTCATGGGATGGGGACTCCCGACGTGCCATTGCCGGGCAGAACGCCACTGGTGCGGTGCTTGGTAAGGCTGATGTCACCGGCCAGCACATCCGCGTCGGTGGTGATGTCATCAACGGCGGTAACGCCGGCATCGGTGCTGATGGCGTCTGTCGCGTGCAGGGTGCTGTCGGTGCTCACCGCTTCGGTGGCGTGCAGGGTGCCCTCGATGCGCACCGGCCCGACGATGCGCGAGCCGCCAGTGGCGATCAGCTCGAAGGTGCCGCCTTCGGGCAGTTCGGCGCGCAGGGCGTGGGCGGCGGTGTCGTACTCGATGACAGCGCGTCGCGGTAGGTGCGGCGGTGGCGGGTCGGGCTGTCGTCTGGGGCCGGGAAATCGTCGCCGTACAGGCCGACCAGGGCGAATGCCTGTTCCGGGTTTCCGGAGGGGCACAGCACCAGGCATTGCTCGTTGACGCTGGGCGGGTCCCAGGTGCGGTCTTCGCCTGCGCGCTGGGCGAACACCATCAGCCAGCCGGTGAGCAGGCCGCCGGTGGCCACGCGCACGCGCAGGGGCGTGTGCTGGACCTCGGCGATGACTCCGGGACGGATCAGGTTTTCGATGCGGCGGATGACGTCGGCGATATTCATGCCGGCGATGCTGCCGCCCGCGCGCGCAGGGCGCACGGGCCGGGGGTTGTAGCGGCGGGGTTTACAACGCGAGGTGGTGCAGCAGGCGGTCTCGGATCATTTCCAGCTCGGCCTCGGTGAAGCCCAGCAGTTCGCGACGGGCGTAGCGGATCTCGGGGCCGTTGCGCTCCGGCCGATCCGTCAGGCCGTGCTGGTGGGTGTGGGCGATGCGCCCGGCGCGGCCAGTGATGACAAGGGCGATGCTGTCGGCGTCGCTCTGCAGCTTGAGGTGCTTGGCCTGGCGCAGCTTGGCGAACATCTTGATGCGGCCTTGTCGGCGCAGGTTCTTGCGAGGCTTGCGCGGTGCGTAGGCGCTGCCGTCCGGGT